CGTCGACGGCATCCCAATCGATGCGTCGCATCATTGGAACAGATGACCGGGGGCGGTCTAAAAGTCTGCCGCTTTCCCGTCCTAGACCGTTTGCCTAATTCCGCGTGCATAACCGCGAAATGGATAGGGGGTATCCCGGCGAATTATATGATTTACAAATAAAATGGCAGGAAGAAACAGAACACCAACCGGGCTTAAAATCGTTAACGGCAATCCAGGCAAGCGATCGATCAGCGGTCAAGAGCCAGATCCAGAATATCTTAACGACCTGATACCGCCAGAACATTTAACGGAGTCAGCTAAAACCGTATGGAATGAGCTGGCGCAGAACTTACGCAACGCGCGTGTACTGACTAAACTGGATGTTCCAATGTTGGAAATGGTGTGTGAATCCATCGCCACTTACCGTAATGCTGTAAAAAAATGCGAACAGCGCTATGCCAGCGGAGACATTGGCGATAGCTCGTCAATCGGATATTGGGAAATGATCAAATCGATGTCATTCAAGCGGGCGATGGCAACGATGCAGCAATTCGGCATGTCGCCTGCTGCACGAACTAAAATAGCGATCCAGCCTCAAGGCAGCTTATTCGGTGATCAAGAAGCTGGTAAAAACTACTTCACGTGATCCGGTAACCACCTACGCCAGGAATGTAACATCCGGCAAGATCATCGCAGGCCCGCACGTCAGGGCGGCATGTCAAAGACACCTGGATGATCTGATCAAAGCCCCGCAAAGGGGCTTTTTTTTCGACCTGGAAAAAGTCAAGCGTGCTATCGGATTTTTCGAGGACGTACTCAGACTCAACGGCGGGCAATACGAAGGCAAACCATTCGTCCTGATCGACTGGGAAAAATTTATCGTCGGCAGCCTGTTCGGATGGGTGGATGCCGAAGGCCTGCGCCGCTTCCGGGTGGCCTATGTCGAAACAGCCAAGGGCAGCGGCAAAAGCCCGGTGGCTGCTGGAGTAGGTCTATACGGGCTGGTAGCCGATAGCGAAGCGCGCGCGGAATGCTACGCGGTCGCGACCAAAAAAGACCAGGCCATGATCCTGTTTCGTGATGCGGTGGCGATGGTGGATCAATCGCCGGTGCTGTCGAAAAACCTGGTTAAAAGTGGCGTAGGTCAATCCACCTGGAACTTGGCCTATCACCGCTCAGGCAGCTTCTTTCGACCGATCTCATCCGACGATGGGCAATCCGGGCCGCGCCCACACATCGCGCTGATCGACGAGATCCACGAGCACAAAACCAACATCGCCGTGGAGATGATGAGGGCGGGCACCAAGAGCCGCCTCCAAGCGCTGATCTTCATGATCACCAACGCAGGATCGGATAAGAAAAGCCCATGCTGGCAATATCACGAATACGCCATACGCATCGTCTCCAGGCTGCTCGAAGACGATGCTTTTTTCAGCTACGTCTGCGCACTCGATGAAGGAGACGATCCGCTCAATGATGAGCGATGCTGGCCAAAAGCCAACCCAAGCTTAAAGGCAGGCATCCCCGGCAAGCGCTACATCCGCGAACAAGTCAATGAAGCGCGGGGCATGCCAAGCAAGGAAGCGCTGGTTCGGCGTATCAATTTCTGCCAATGGACAGATGCGAAAAGCCCATGGATATCAGCCGATGTTTGGATGGCTTCCAAACGCAGCTACGACTGGCGTCAATTACGCGGTCGCCGTGCTTGGGGAGGATTGGATTTAGGATCGACCACCGACCTGACCGGCCTGGTGTTGTGGATAGAGTCGGAAGAACCGAGCAAGCCATGGCAACTCGTAACATTCGCCTGGTTGCCGGAAGATGATTTGCTCAGAAAAGAAGAGCTTGATCGCGTGCCCTACCTGGTTTGGAAATCAGCAGGCTACCTGGAAACCACGCCGGGCCGGGCAGTCAGCCGCTTGGCGGTGTTACGCAGTATCGCGGAATTACAAAACATATTCGACATCCAGTGCATCGCCTTCGACCGTTGGCGTATCGAGGACTTGAAGCAACTCGCGGAAGACGAGGACATCCCGCTGCCACCGATGGAGCCGTTCGGACAGGGATACAAAGACATGTCCCCCGCGCTGGACAAATTTGAAACCGCCTTACTGAACAAAGAAGTGGTGCACGACGGCAACCCGATATTGACCTGGTGCGCGGCCAACGCTGTCACCGTACAGGACGCAGCGGAGAACAGGAAATTGAGCAAAGAAAAAGCCACCGGACGTATCGACCTGATTGTGGCCGCCGTCATGGGTGCAGGCATTATAGACAAAGAAACCGTACCGCAGGAATGCGGCATCATCATCGTATAGGCATTTATAAACAGTGGGTCTACTCTCATTTTTCGGCATTGGCAAAAAAAGCGTATCCAATGCCTATGACCTATACAAAGAACTGCTGGGTGGTAACGGCTCAAAAAGCGGTCAATCGGTAAACTGGAAAACTGCGCTGCAGGTGTCCACCGCCTTTGCCTGTGGCCGGGTAATTTCCGAAGGTCTGGCGCAGGTGCCCTTCAAATTGCACCGCAGCCGCCACAATGGCAAAGGTTCCGATCCCGCGCGCGATCATCCTCTTTATGATTTGTTATATAGAAATCCCAACGAATGGCAGACCTCGTTCGAATTCCGCGAGCAGATAGGACTGCATCTGGCATTCAAGAACAATGCATATATTTATAAGGTACGCGGGCTGCGTGGCGAGATTGTCGAGCTGCTTCCCTATGAGCCGGACATGGTGCGCGTGGTCAGGGATGGCTGGCAGCGTCATTACGAGATCTACATCGGCAAGGGTGAGATCGCCCGGGTAGACGCGCAGGATATCTGGCATATCCGCGGGCCATCGTGGGATGGCGTGCTAGGGATGGATGTCATCAGGCTGATGAGGGAGGCGATCGGGTTGGCAATGGCCACAGAAGAGCACGGCGCGAGAATGTTCAGCAATGGCGCTCGACCTGGCGGCATTCTGACGACGGACATCACGATCCCAAAAGACCAGCGCGAAGAAATACGCGAAGCGTGGCAATCCTCTTATGGTGGCAACGTCAATGCCTACAAAACAGCCATCCTGTATGGCGGCCTCAAATGGCAGCAGATGGCGATGACCGGCGTAGATTCCCAGCACCTGGAGCAGCGCAGATTCCAGGTCGAGGAGGTCTGCCGCGGATTCCGCGTCATGCCGATCATGGTTGGGCACTATGACAAAGCCTCAACCTATGCCAGCGCGGAGCAAATGTTCTTAGCTCACGTGGTTCATACCATGATGCCCTGGTATGAACGCGTTGAGCAATCTGCTGATGTCAATCTGCTGAGCAAGGAAGAGCGCACGCAGCATGGATTATTCTCAAAATTCAATGTCAACGGACTGATGCGCGGGGCTGCGAAAGATCGCGCTGAGTTCTATGCCAAGCTCTACAGCGTGGGGGCGCTGAGTTCAAATGATATTCGAGAACTTGAGGAAATGAACCCCTATGAAGGCGGGGATGAGTACCGCGTGCCGATGAACACCGAAGTGCCTGGAAAAACGAACACAGAAAACGAAGGATCGAACAATGACAATCCAGCATCTTAACTGCAACCTGATGGAATTAAAACTCGCTGGCGGGAGTAGCGAGGAAGGAAGCGAAGTCAAGGAAATGAGTTTCACCGGCTATGGTGCCGTATTTGGAAATATCGACAGCTATGGCGACGCCATCCAGAAAGGGGCTTTCAGGGAAACGTTGAGAGAAACCCGCAAGACCGGCATCTGGCCATCACTCCTGCTGCAGCATGGCGGCTGGGGCATGAATGCCGAGGACATGACGCCCATTGGCATCATCAGTGAAATGGAAGAAGACGATGTCGGCCTGAAAATGGACGCCGTGCTGGCACCGACTCAGCGTGGAAGCGACGCCTATGCGCTGATGAAAATGACGCCGCGGCCAGCGATCAGCGGCCTGTCAATTGGATACATTCCGGTTGAATGGAAAAGAAACGAAACCCCGAAAGAAGGCGAGGCAAGAAGAACGCTCACGAAGATCAAACTGATGGAAGTGTCCCTGGTGACATTCCCAGCCAACAGCAAGGCACGCGTGCTATCCGTCAAGAGCGGCCTTGATATCCGAATAGCCGAGCGTGCCCTGCGCGATGCCGGGTTCTCTCGCAGTGAATCAAAAGCGATTTTGACTCACGGCTTCAAATCATTGAATCAGTGCGATGCTGATGCAATGGACAAACTGACAGAGCAGATCAAGCGGAATATCGCTATTTTGAGTAATTCATAAAGGAAAATCATGTTTAACACTATCTTAAAATCCAGACTCTTGTCTGTTGCCATTGTAATGGGGGTAGCCTTGATCGCATTCCATGCGGTAGGCGCACCCATTAGCGCGCCTGAATTAGCGGCCACCGCCAGCCTGTTACCATTCATGCTGATGGGGGATACCGTAGACCAGAAAGCGCTCACAGAGCTGCTGCAAAAACAAGGTGAAGCGTTCGAAGAATTTAAAAAGACCAACGACCAGCGTTTAAAAGCGATAGAAGAAAAAGGTTATGCACCTGCCGATATTGTCGAAAAGGTCGATAAGATCAACAGCGATCTGAGCCAATTAAACAAAGACATTGCAGAAGTAGCAAAGAAAGCCGCTCGCCCGCAGGCAGGCAGGGAATCGGGTTTAATCACACCTGAACAGGAAGAATACAAGCAGGCCTTCGGTCGATACGTGCGCAAAGGAGATGTGACCAACCTTTCACAATTAGAGCGCAAGGCATTCCAGATGGGGTCTGATGTCGACGGCGGTTACTTGATCCATTCCGAAATGGAAGCGGCAATCGACCGGGTAGCGGGAACGGTGTCGGCCGCGCGCGGACTATGCGATGTGCGCACCATCGGCAAGCCATCCATTGAGTTACGTGTCAAGACCTCCGGTGTTGCCGCTCGCTGGGTGGGTGAAGGCGAAACGGGAGGAGAAAGCGCTAATCCTAAATACGCCAAAATTGAGATCTCTGCCGAAGAAATGGAGATCGAACCCTGGGCATATAACAGCGCGCTGGAAGATGCGGATTTCGACGTCGAGGCAGACATCATTGATGAAGCAGGAATCGGATTCGGAGAAGCCGAAGGCGATGCCATCATCAATGGCAATGGCGTTAAAAAGCCGCGCGGCATTCTGTCCTACCCGATCGTTGCTAATAGTAGCTTTGCGTGGGGGAAAGTCGGCTATATTCCATCTGGAGCATCCGGTGATTTTGCAACCAGCAATCCCGGTGACAAGGTGATTGATTTGATTCACTCGCTGAAATCAATTTATCGTACCGGCGCGCAGCTATTGATGGCCGATACCACCCTGGCAAAACTGCGGCAGATCAAGGACGGCATCGAGCATTTTTATCTGTTTCAGCCAGACGTAACCGGGCAGTTTGGTGGTTTCGTGCTGGGAGTGCCGGTGGTGATTGATGACAACATGCCAGTCATCGGCGCGAACAGCTACAGTATCGCCTACGGAAATTTCAGCCGCGCTTACCGTATCGTTGATCGAAGAGGGATTACCCTGATCCGCGACAACCTTACGACCAAAGGCACCACAAAGTTCAATCTGCGAAAACGCGTGGGCGGCGGTATCAAGAATTACGAAGCCATCAAATTGATGAAATTCAACGGCTCTTGATCCACAGGAACATGGCGAAATCCGCCAAGCCAAGTCTGGCGGATTTTTTATTCGTGAAAAATTGAGGTAAACACATGAGAGATTTACACAACAACATCGACGTCAGGCGCGTCATCAGTCCGGTGTCTGTGGCGGATACCACGGCGCAAGTAGGCCAGATCATAGACCGCCAAGGATTTGAAAGCCTGGAATATGTCATTGCTACGGGAAGCATTGCTTCTGCGTCGGCAACATTTACCGTGCTTCTGGAAGAGAGCGATGATTCAGGCATGGCCAGCCCTGCGGCTGTAGCCGATGCTGATTTGCTGGGAACAGAAGTGCTTGCCGGATTTCAGTTCGACGATGACAACGAGTGCCGAAAACTGGGATACAAAGGCAAGAAACGCTACACCCGGCTGACCATTACCCCTGTCGGCAATGCATCAGCCGCGCTGCTGACAGCGGTGGCTATCCTGGGGAATCCAAGCAACGCGCCGACAGCTAATCCTCCTGCGTAATCCATAACTAAAAACAGTCGCAACCCCTCACCCGCCACGGGCAACCTTGGCGGGTTTTTTATTTTTAAAAGGACAGCAATGAAATCAACAAATTTTAAAAACCTATTCCTGATGTTTGCCTTGCCAGCCATGCTGGCGCTTTCAGTCTGCATGGCCCAGCCAGCTTTTTCAGCGGCCATGTCCGACTATCTGGAAAACAAAATTACCGACGCATTCCTGCGCGGCCAGGCATACACCATGCCCGCCACTGTCTACATTGGTTTAGCCACCACCACCGGATCAGATGCGGCCTGCGGGACGGAAGTCACTGGCGGCAGTTATGCCCGGGTCGCCGTCACCAGCTCGCTAGCCAATTGGGCAGGCACGCAGTCTGCCGGATCGACCACAGCCAGCACCGGCACGGGCGGCACCACCAGCAATAATGCAGCCGTCACATTTCCGGCACCCAGTGCAAACTGGGGATCGGTGACGGAGTTCTGCGTATTCGATGCGGTCACATCGGGCAACATGCTATTCCGGGCGGCTTTGACCACGCCCAAGACCATCAATAACGGCGATGCCGCGCCGAGCTTCGGCATCGGCGCATTGACCTTCCAGATCGATAACTGATCATGGCTATCACGTTGACTGACGCTCACCGGAAGATGATGATCGAGCAGGCGCAAACGGGCGTGCTCAATCTGCAAATGAGCGTGCACAACAATGCGGTGACGCACAAGCAGTGGGCTATAAATGAGTCGATATCGCTTGCTGAATTGCAGCAGCGCATTACCGACACCCTCGCGGCCTATGAATCAGTCCGCTCAAAATTGCGCCATTTCCGCGATGTGACGATCCCCGGTGATTCGGGATTTCTGTCTGTCGGCGATTCTCTCAAACTCACATTGCAGAGTGTCGGGAGCATCGGGCAGGAAGTAGCGGATCACATTGACGTATTCGCAGCCATGCCGCGCACGGGCCGCGCGGAGATCATCGCGGCTTGTGATTACCTCATCGCGAACGTTGACGCGCTTCCCAGCGTCTGGGGCTAAGGACATTTGATGCCTGACTACGCACGACTTAAATCCAAAATCCAAACGGATCATGCTGCCGATACCGCCGCGCAGATCGAGGCAGCGCTCAATGCCCGGACGATTCCGATCAAGAAGCCGGTCTACACCAGAGACATTAAAAAATACTTGATGCTCAATGGGCTATGGCTCGCTATGAAAACCAGCTCCGACCCGGCGTCGGTGACAGCAATAGACGCGCTGAACCTTTTTGAGGTGTTCAGCGCCCAGGAAGCTGAAGTATACAGCATGCTCGTCCAGATCATGAACTGGCTGATCGCGGCCAATCTCACCCCGGCATTTACTACTCAACACAGGGCAGACATTTTAGCAATGGCCGATGGCTTGGCGAGTTGGGCCGATCTCAATTGGAGCGGCAAAGTACAAATATGGCAAATCCAGGAGGCGTTAAATGGCTAACCTCAAGCCGGTTTATGCAACGCAGAGCACTGTTCTTTCCACCGGATTAAATAGTCTGGCTGCCGGATCGGGCGCGAACAGCAGCGAGCAGGATAATACCGCTAACCGATATCTGGACATGTTCGTAGACGTTGAGATTGCCGCGGCGTCTGCCGCGACCGGGTTTGTCACGCTCTATCTATTGGGCGGAAGCGCAACCGGCAAAACAGCCACCAGTGCCAATTTGGCCAATATGAAAAAAATCGGTGATGTGCAATTGAACGGCACAACCACGGCACGGGCGCAGTTCCTTGTTGAGAATCTACCGTCTTTCTGGATGCTTCGGTTGATCAATAACGATGCAGCCGTTGCGCTAGCGGCATCCGGCAACACGGTCAAATTCACCGGCATTAATTACGAAAACAGCTAATCAATGGCCATAGATTTTGGAGCGATCAACGATGGCCGTTTCTACTCCTCGCCCTATTCTAACCAGTTCGACCTGCCCAATGCGGCCTGGTCGATCTTGGCTGTGTATAGATTGCATAGCGCAGCAGACACGCCTCATGTGGTCTCCGCAGGCGGCGGCTTTGGCGCGGCCAATTCTTACCACCTGTACCATTCAGGCGGAGTGGCCCGGATAAAAATAGATGGCTTGGCGGCTGCCAACTCCGGATTTACTGTCCCGGCGAGTGCGGACGTGTTTGCTTACGCGACACGCAGGGATAACACAGTATATTGTGGCGCAGGAAGAATAGATGATCCGTCTACCTGGGTAGAAGGCTCAGGTGTGGCGATAGCTTCAGGCTACGTGCCAAGCTCAACCGTCCTGAAGATCGGCCTCAGATCAGACCAAACGTCAAGCCCGAGCAATGTGATAGACGGCATCGTCAGCGACGTTATCATGTCGCGCGTAGCGCTGTCACTGGACATGCTCAGGGGCAGCCGCTTTGATTTGCCATTACTGGGTAATTGGTACCGGAGCAGAACATTACATTTTTATGGCGAGACCGCGCAAAGCGCAGGTTTCACCGATCTAACCGGGCAGCATATTTTTGCCCGGAATGGAACAGGATATGGCAACCTGGAACAAGACCCGCCGGGCATCACCAGGCTGCCAAAGCGCAAGCGCCAGAAAGTATTTTTACCCTTGCTGATCGCAGGCACGGGCGCAAATCTGGCAGGCGATGCCGCCAGCCACGCATCCGCAACCGGCAGCTTAGACACAGCTATCCAGATTGCTGGCGCATCCGCCACGATCGCCACAGCCACCGGGTCGCTCACCACGCAGATCCCGCTCGAAGGCATTGCCGCATCGGTAGCAACCGGCGCGGCTGGATTATCAACCGGCATCAAGCTTGCCGGCAACGCCATCGCGCAAGCCCTGTCCCAAGCGGGCATCGACACTCAAATATTTTTACAGAGCAGCGCAACTGCTCAGGCAAATAGCGCGGGGGCGCTAAATACTGGCATCCCGCTGACGGGCGAAGCATCCAGCCAGGCATCGGCAACAGGCACATTGGACACAGGATCGTCCCTGTCAGGGAACGCTCAGATAGAGGCCAGCAGCACTGCGGTTTTGACCGCACAGATCAGACTGTCAGGCAGCGCGATTGTGCAGGCGCTGGCCAGCGCATCGCTATCAGGCAGCGCAGCAGCATTGGCAGGCAACGCATCCGGGCAGGCATTCGCATCCGGGCAACTCTCAACGAGCATTCCGCTTGCCGGGACAGCGGCAGCCATCATCACAACCACAGGCGACCTTGCCACTGAGATCCAGCTAACCGGCGTATCCATCGCGCAGGCCACGGCAACCGGCGCACTGGATTTGGAATTCACCCTATCTGGTGACGCGGTGGCCGTCGTGCTGGCCGGGGGCACATTGAGCACGCAGATACCGTTGGCAGGATTCGCCCAGGCGGTTGCAGCAGGTAGCGGCTTGCTCACTCATGCCGCGATCGATGCCCCGGCAGGCGGCGGCTATGTGGCCGGTCGGGTAACCGGCCTCAATAGACCTGCGCAAACCGCCCGAAGCAGACCGGCAGCGCAAACCCGAGCCAGACCCACTTATCACTAACCATGTCTCTAAAAATCATTACCGGCCCGGCATCTGAACCGATCACGCTCGCAGAGGCCAAAGCGCACCTGCGCATCACAGATAGCGCAGAGGACGCATTGATTGGCTCCCTGATCGTTGCCGCGCGCGCTTTATGCGAGAACGAAACAGGACGCGCATTGCTGCCGCAGACTTGGCAGAAGGCCTATGACAATTTTCCGGATGCCATCGAATTGCCGGTGTTGCCCGTGATCAGCGTCGCTGCATTGAAATACACCGACACCGATGGCGCAGAGCAAACGCTCTCATCCGCAAGCTACGCACTTGATAACGCCAGCAATGACCGCTCGGCCTGGTTAGTCCCGGCAATCGGTTATCAATGGCCGGATACCTACCAAGGCATCAATGGCGTGCGCGTCGAATTTATGAGCGGCTATGCCGACGCAGGCAGCGTTCCCGCGCCGCTCAAACAATGGATGCTGATGCAGATTGGGCATTGGCACAAAAACCGAGAATCAATAGCCGACTGGCAAACCAGCAAGCTGGAATATGTAGACGGCCTGTTGAACGCTTACAAAGTTTGGAACTTATAAATGCCCACACCCGGCGCAGGTAAACTTAACCGCCTTATCACCCTCCAGAGCCGCGCCCAAGGCAAGGACAGCGAGGGCGGCATGATCGATACCTGGACAGACTTTGCCGTAAACATTTGGGCCAAGGTCGCGCATCTCTCCGGCAACGAGCGCCGCGCCACGCAGCACGGCGGACAAATGCTGGAGGCGCGCACGGAGTTCACCATCCGTTACTTGCCGGGCGTACTCAACACCATGCGCGTGGTATTCAACGGCCAACATTACAACATCCGCCACGTCAACGACTTCGAGGACGGCCATGCCTTCATGATCCTGACCTGCGACACAGGAGGGAATGGTGGCCGGTAACGTAGAATTACTGGGGATTGGCGATCTCAAGAAATCATTCGAGGGTCTGGCGAAGGAGATGGTGCAGAAAACCTCCTTGCGCATGGTCGCCAGCGCGGGCGCGGTATTGCGCCGTGAAGCCAAAGCGCTGGCATTGTCTCAGGGGCTCAAAAAATCCGGCGCCTTGCTGCGGAATATCGCCATCAAGCGCGAGCGCAAAGCGCCGCCGGGTGTAGCTCAATACAATCTGGGCGTGCGCCACGGCAGGCATTTAGGCAACGGCAAGCGGATCATTAAATATCTCGCGGTAGGGAAATCCGGGCGCGTGGTGATCCGTCGGCAGAACGACCCGTTTTATTGGCGCTTCCACGAGTTCGGCACGAAGAAACATTCCGCGAAACCATTCATTGAACAATCATTAGAAAATAAACGTGCCGAAGCCCTCTCCGCCATGGAAGCCCGGCTTAAGAAAGACCTGGAGCGATCAGGCCGATGACCATTGCCGCCACCGTCAATACCGCATTGACCGCAGTGCTAACGAACACCTGGGCCGTTGAACTGCCACCCGAACCCACCTGGCCCGCCATCGCCTTCGAAATCGACAGCACTCCGGAAAGAGGCTGGGTGCAAGGCGGCGGCTATGTGCAGCATGACATCACCGTCTTTCTTTTTGCTGAAACCCGAGTCGAGCTGGCCATCTATAAACCGCAGATCCTGGCCGCGATGGAATCAATCAACACCGGCGCATATCGCTATCTGGGCGACGAAGAATCCGGCGATGCCGAATTTGAAGAAGTGCCGGGCGTCTATGCCCATTTTCAGAATTTCAAAATCAGGGAGCGGATATGAAGAGCAAACATGGCGACATGATCAAAACCATCACCAGCGATCAATACGCAGGGCAGGGCGGCAGCTACCTGCTCGATCCCGCAACCGGACAGCGCACCCCGGCACCGGATGAATCCAGCGATCCGCCGGAAAAAGTCTATACCGATCTGGCAGCAAAAGACTAGCAGTCATCCATCCCCCCCAACCGCCACGGGCAACCCTGGCGGTTTTTTTATTTTTGAGAGGTAGAAAAAAATGTCTAAAGCCATGCGTAATGTGTTGTTGATGGCGAAAATTGAAGTCACGCCCGGCACCGATCCGGTACCGGCAGCCGCGACCAACTCCATCCTTTGCCGCGTTACCAATCCCCAACCCGTGGTCGCGCAGTTTGTCGATCGCAACATCGTGCGCCCCTATTTCGGCAACCCCGGAAAAGTCCAGGTATCCAGCCACTCTGAGATGGAAATCGAAGTCGAGCTGGCATCGTCCGGCGCAGCCGGTACCGCGCCCAAGTGGGGGCCATTGCTGCAAGCCTGCGCGTTCAGCGAGACTATAACGGCATCCACCAACACCATTTATGCGCCGGTCACCTCATCGTTGAAAACGCTCACGCTGCATTACCACCTTGACGGCGTCCTGCATAAGATGACCAGTTGCCGGGGCGATGTCAGCTTTGAATTGAGCGCGGGCGGCATCCCCGTGATGAAATTTAAATTCACCGGATTCTATTCGCAGCCGACCGATACCCCCGTACCCACCGGCGCGGATTTCAGCGCATTCAAAGACCCGTACGCGATCAACAAACTCAACACGCCGACCTTCTCTATTCATGGCGCGAGCGCCCCCACGCAGAGTTTTACCATCGCGATGAATAACCAAGTCGCGTATCGCAACATGATTGGCGCTGAAGATGTCGTGCTGACTGACCGCGCGCCGAGCGGCAATGCCACGCTGGAGATGACTTCCGTGGCGACCAAAGGCTGGCACGAGATCGTGCGCGCGGGCACGCTGGGTGCGTTGCAAATGATCCACGGCGTCGGCGCAGGCAACATCATCCAGATCGATGCGCCCAAAGTGCAGCTCACCGATCCCTCATACAGCGAGAGCGATGGCATCGCTATGCTCGGACTCGGTCTGCAATTCCAGCCGAATGCAGGCAACGACGAACTTACCCTCACAGTGAAATAATCATGGCATTCAAACTAGCCCTCAAACCGACCTTCAAAGCCCGCGTGGAAGTGTATACCGCCAACCAGAAAGGCGGGCACGACAAATCGACTTTCATGGCCGAATTCCTGCGCACCGACATGGACGAACTAGAGGAATTGCAGAACATGCCGCAACCCGAAGTCATGCGCAAAAAACTCGCGGGATGGTCTGAGCTGACCGACGATGAAGACAATCCGGTCGATTACAACCAGGAAACGCTCAACGCCCTCCTAAAAATCCCGGAGGCCTTGATGGGCCTGCGCATCGCGTTCTGGTCATCGATTCACAAGTCACGCGAAAAAAACTAGAAACGGTCGCCCGTTACTGGGCGGGTGACCGTGCACACGCTGCCAATCGCGTCAGGATTGACCAGGACGTGATTGACGGGCTGATCGCAGCCAACGCCCCGGACGATGTCATAGAACACGCCAGGGCGCAATGTAAAGGATCAAATGCTGAGGACTGCGAAATCTGGCCGGAAAACGTTGAGGCGGTCAATCTATTTTTATCACTCGGCACGCAGTGGCTCACCAATGCAATGGGGCACCCCCAGGGCATTAGCTACCTAGCCATTGATGCCCTGATGGCTATTTTAGCTATCCCCAAAAAACGCCGACCGGAGCTGTTCGCGGATCTGCAAATCATGGAAAGCGCCGCACTCAACTATATCAACCGCGATAAAAAATAATGTCCGCACTCGGAAGTTTGGTGGTCTCGCTTGCACTTGACTATGCGCAGTATACTCAGGGACTGGATAAATCAGATCAAGCCGCGCTCAAGTTCGCCCAGAACGCGCAGCGCAGCTTTGATGACGCCAGCGCGTCAGTCAAGGATTTTTTAAAGGGCACCGTCGCCAGCGCAGCCGGTGCAGTCGCTGGCATGGTCGCGCTCAATAAATCGTTCAACGATTCGCTGGAATTCAGTAAATCGATACGTGCGATCTCCACTCAGGTGCAAGGCGGAGCAGAACAGGTCAAGGAGTTAGAGGCGGCATCCAAAAGCCTCGCGGTGCAATTCGGCACCATGCCGCTCGAGCAGAGCAGGGCACTCTACGAGGTACTCTCGGCAGGCATCGAAGACACCGCGCAAGCCACGGCCCTGCTCACCGAAGCCAATGTGCTCGCCACAGGCGGCAATGCCGATCTGCAAGCAGTGATTGGCGGGCTGACCTCGGTCATGAAAGGCTATGGCGACAAGATCACCGATATCAAGGACGTCTCCGATGCGTTCTTTGTCAGCTCGTTGGCCGGCAAGATATCGATTGAGGAACTGGCAGCCGGACTGGGGAAAGTGATTCCGCTTGCCGAACCGCTCAATGTCAGCTTCGACGAGCTGACCGCATCGGTCGCCGCGTTGACCACCATCGGCGGTGGGGTCTCGGAGAGCTTCACCGGAATGCGTGCCATTCTTTCGGAGCTCACCAAGCCCAGTGTGGAAGCTGCCAGACTGGCCAATAAGCTCGGGCTGGAATTCAATTCCACAGCGCTGAAAACCAAAGGGCTGGCCGCCTTCCTGGAAGACCTGAAACAGAAAACCGGCGGCAGCGCGGATGCTCTGGCTGTGTTGTTCGGCGGCGTCGAGGCGAGGTTGCCGGTCATGGCGTTAATGGGTAACGCTGGTAGAGAATTCAACTCTATCATGGATAAGATGGCGGTAAAGGCAGGTGCTGCCCAAGAATCCTTCGACAAGATGGCGGGGCCTGGCGATAAATTCAATCAACTCATGGCATCGATCAACACGATCTCCTTGCGGGTCGGGGACACGCTCGCCAACTTCCTGGCGCCCGCCGCAGAAAAAGCAGCGAAATGGATCAATGAATTGTTCGGCAATGTGCAGGTGTCGAACATCGATCAGCAAAAGCAAAAGATTGCAGAGCTGAGCGAAGAAATAGCGTCGCTGGCGGATACTAAACATATTCCCGTGGTTGGCGATCTGCTATTTGATCAGCGCGAATTCGACCGGCTGAGCCAGCTCAGAGACGACGCCATGGGCGATCTCTTTAAAATGGAGGAAGCCGTAACCTCGGAAACAGCCGCCATCAAAAAAGAAGCGGAAGCGCTGGAGAGCGTGAACAAACCGCTCAAGGCCAACTCGGCTATCAAGAAAGAAGGCATCTCCGATGCCGAGCGGTTTGTTCAATCGCTGAACAAAGAAGTTGCCAGCCTGGGCAAAAATGCCTCTGAGCTTAAACGCATGGAAGCCGCCCGGCTCGGCATCCTCAAAACAGCCGCACCTCTGATTGATGCACTGGAAGCAGAAGATCAGGCATTGAGAGCCGCGCAGGAATCCGCGCAAGCCTACCGCAATCAACTCTCACGCGCGGCTTCAATCACAGAGTCGGTCATGACCGAGGAAGAGCAGCTTGCCCAAACTCAGGCAGAACTGAATACGCTGCACGAGCAAGGCTTCTTGAGCCTCGACACTTACAACAAGGCACTTAAAAACGCAGAGGAGCAGTTCTCGAAAACCGGCAAATCCGGAAAAGACGCGCTCGATGATATTTCCCAGTTCGCGATCCAGGCGCAGCGCAACCTGCAAAACGCGCTTGGAGATGCGTTGTTCGATGGCATCAGCGGGCGCTTTGACAGTATGGTCGACGGGTTTGCCAATGCCATCAAGCGCATGATAACTGAGGCGATGGCAGCGGATATTTTAGGGTCGCTGTTTAACAAGCGCACTGGCAACATGGCCGGATTGCTCAGCTCGTTTAGCATGGCGGGAAATGCCTCGGCGGGTGGGGGTGCGAGTGGCGCGGGCATGATGGATATGTTTGGCATGGGCGGCATGGGGTCATCCAGTTTCGCAGGCTCCGCTGCTGCGGCCTTGGCGGGATTTGCTATAGGCACAGGGTTAGGAAAATTAATCGGCGGCGACAAGAAGGTTGGCGGGATGTCCAGCACAACCACGTCAATGATCGGCGCTGCGATCGGCGGGCCACTGGGTGGAGTCATTGCGGGCGGTATCAATGCGCTGTTCGGGCGCGGCCCATTAAAGCAGAAAGAAACTAATCTAATCGGGGATTTTACTTCCGAAGGTTTTAGCGGCATCACCAGCACAAAATTCAAAGCGCAGGGCGGGGCGATTGTTGGCGACAAAGTAGACCGCGTGATGACCGACACTGACACCGGCCAATTGCTCAATCAATTCGGCGAGCTGGTTGAGGGTGGCATCTCCAGCGTACTCGATCCGTTCTCGGATCAAGCACGGGAGTACTCATTAAAGCTCGGGCAATACCTCGATGACAGCATCGGCGGCATCTCTAAATCACTACGCGGGGTCGCTGACAATCTAGGCATAGGCACGGCTGCGATCGATGATTTTTCAATGAGCATCAACATTGCCAGCGAGAAAGGCAAGATGCTCACGGATGAACAGATCGCGCAGGTGATTGCAGACGCGGGTGACGCGATGGCATCCAGGCTGGTTCCAGGCATTGAAACGCTGAGTAAAGCAGGCGAAACCGCGCTCACTACGCTGCAACGCGTTTCAAGCGAATTCAGCTTGTTAACCAATCTCGGCTCGGCGCTCGGTAATAGCCTCTCAGTATCGCGCAGCTTCTTAAACAATATCTCATTCCAGGACAGAACCGCTTTTGTTGATGACGCGGGTGGGCTTGATGCACTGTCAGGAAAAATTCAATTCTTCTTTGACAACTTCCTGACCGGCGCGGAACAACTGCAACCAAGCATAGAACTGCTTGACGAAGAAATGGGTAAGCTCGGCTTATCTACAGACATGAGCAAAGACCAGTTTAAATCACTGGTCCAATCCTTCGGGCATATCAACGGCATATCTCCGGAGATGCTGCAATCGCTGCTCAACATTGCGCCATTGTTTGCGAGAGTCAAAGACGCGATCAACACCACGGCGGACGCGACTTTTAATCTTGCTGAGGCCGAGGGGCTTATTGCAGACAAGCGGTCTGCATTGATCGCCGCCTACGGTCGCGAGAAATCGGCCCTTGAAAGCGTGGTCAGCCGGTTCAGGGATTTATCTGTCAGTCTCAGAAGCGCCAGTGATTCGTTGTCACTCGGTAGCCTGTCGCCACTCACGCCACAGCAGCGTCTGGATGAAGCGCGAACCCAACTCAACCGCGACCGGCTGCTGGCATTTAATAATCACGATGCTGATGCGCTGGCTAGACTGCCAAGCTCAGTGAATGCATTCCTTGAAGCATCGCAGACCTTCAATGCCTCCAGCGCCGAGTTTGTCTCCGACTACAATTTCGCAAAAGGAATCCTTGACGAAGCGGCAGCACTGGCGGATACCGAGGCTGACATAGCGCAGAAACAACTGGATCAGCTCGAATCAC